AAACACTCATTGACGACTTTCCCGAGTTGGAGGAGTTCCAAGATTGTTGCGTCATCTTTGACGACTACGATACCTTCACTGGACCCGCTGAAAAGGTCATTCACAAGTTGATTGACGATTTGGCTACGATGGGAAGACATACAAACACTACTATGCTTTGCTTGAGCCACTATCTAACGAACTACAAAAAGACCCGTCTGTTGCTGAACGAAGCCACGCACATCGTGGTCTATCCAATGGCGACCTCATTCCACGCTCTATCCTATCTCCTCAAGACACACATTGGTATGACGAAGGACGACTGCCGAGACTTGAAGAAGCAAGGACGCTGGGTCTGTGTCTATAAACATTATCCGCAATGGCTGGTGTCTGCTCACCACGCTCGTATTCTCAATCAATAGGTGCGATTTTGTCTCTTCATCAAGGTAAGATAGGCAAGATAGCCATTCCGCAAAGTTCGTGGCTGGGATTTTTGGGGTGCCCTCGTGAGGACTTTGCGTTTTGGGTGTCTTGGGTGTCTTACCTTGATGAGAGCATCTTTACTTAACCCATCACACAACTTGAACACCATTCATTTTTTCTCTGGACATAACATAGATGTCTTTCATACCTCAATGGAACCAATACACTGCTTATGCCGTTGGCTCGGTGGTCCAACTGAACCTTACAACCTATATATGTATTTTGGCGACGCCCCCGTCAGCAACACCTCCCGCATCTGCTCCCTTGGTTTGGACGGCGACCGCATCTTCCGCTCTTCCGAATGGACTTGTTGATTACGCTACTCTCTCTTGGACACCAGTGGGTGTTATTGGCTATTCGGCACCTATCACGGGCGTCTCACCTCTTCTCACTGCGACCTCTCAAATCTCCGCAACTATTCAAGTTGCCCCCTCCACTGGGGCTGACCTCTCCCTTGCTGCTGGTGCGTGGCTGATTGGTGCTCAACCTACAACTGCTGCTAACGGGACCATCACCTTTTGGGTGTCCAATGGTGAGGACCCCAGAACCGCCGTCGCTGGTAAAACTTTTATAGAATGGGCAGTTGTTAAGTTCTAATATTTTCCCATAGTAGAATAGATGGATTTCCCAAGCGTTGCGGCATCAGCGGGGTTGAGTTCCTCTGCTCTGCTGATACTTTTTTTGCTTTACAATCTTTACCGAGCCATCAAAGGTCATCGGCTTCTTTCGGACTGCTGCGGTCGTAGGGGAGAGGTAGGCTTTGATGTGCGTTCATTTCCCCCGTCACCGCCAGAAGAAAGCCAAAGTCTTCTACTTCCTTTGAACGACTTGGGTGAGCGGCTACGAAGTCCTTCCGTAGTTGTTCAAGTATCTCAAGGACAGATTGTGGAGCAAGAAACTTCGTTAGGGCACCAAAAGCATCTTTCCCACAACATTGCGGTGGTAAAGAGCGGGACCGAACAAGGTTATCAAGCCATCGCTCTATCCACATAAGTTCTGTTGGACTACACGAGTGTTCCACCAGTTCTTTTCCAGTCTTGGTAGAAAGTTTCGGCTTCTCTGGCTTGAACTTCTCGGGTGGGGCGTCTGCGGCGACGGAAGCATCTTTTTTTACCTTCCAATCCTTTCCAAAAGGTGACGAGTAGTTCATTATTCTCTCTATAGTATATAGATAAGATGTCTTTGGACGATGTGAAAGATTACCCATTGTCCGATGGTGATATACGGCACATACTGGGTGACGACATCAGCATCAAGACTTACCCCGATTTGGCGAAGATGAGGTCAATAAACGAGTGTTTTGATAGCAAGGGTCGTTGTATCTTGCTCTTTCTCACATCGTCGCCGACGGAGGGTCACTGGTGTTGTCTGCTGAACAAGAAGAAGGGCATTGAGTTCTTTGACCCGTATGGCGACAAGCCAGAGAAGCAGAAGGAAGGTGTGCCTCAAAGTCGCTTGGAGGCGTTGAACCAAAGCCAACCTTACCTTACGAAACTGCTACGAGCCTCGGGACGCCCAGTGTATTACAACACACACGACTTCCAGCAAGACAAGCGGTCCATCAACACTTGTGGTCGTCATTGCGTCGTCCGATGTCTCTATGGACCCTATTCGTTGAACAAATACAAGGACATTATAGATGCGAGTGGGCTCTCACCCGACAACTTTGTGAGCGGTTTAACCTACGATAAACTCCGCAAGTAAAAAATATGTCTATGAGATATAGATAAGATGTTCTCTTCCAGCATTCGTTCAATGGGAGATAATGCCGAGGCACCAGACTATGTGTATTACAATGCCGACATTGTGAATAACACGACTGGAAACACCTTCAACGGCGTCGCAATAGCGGACCCGCAAATCCGTTTTAACGAAACTCGTGATACGGCGATTATCAAGAACATTTCGGATTATTACTTCTCCATCATTCGTTTCACGATGGACGGAGCCAACAAGGACCTCCCGTTGTTCATTCCAGTGATACAAGAGGGCACGGGTCAGACGAATGTTAATCTTTCGGTGTATGCGATGGCGGTGGGTTTCCAGCAGACCTTTGAAGACAACGCTGCGAACAAATACACTCTGGCTGGTCTCCCTCCTCCCCGCTTTATTCAGTATGTCCCCGAGACGCAGAATGCGGTGGCGGCTCCCACTCCTCGCACGATGGCGAACAACCAGTTCCAAGGCGTCTATGATATTAATGTTGGATACCAGTTGGGGCAGATTGTAACGACGGGCGGCATCAATGTTGCCTATGGCTCATACTTGAGCGGACCCTTCTACCAACCCATTACTCCTCTGGCGTGGAATGGTCGTGCGAACTACCCAGCGGGAACGGCAGTTCAATACAATGGTCAGTTCTACTACAATAGCGTCGCCGTCCCGCCACCCGCTCCCTCGGCACCGCAGAACCCCACGCCCGATTTGGGTGGTTCGTGGGTCGCTGGAACGCCCATAAACGGAACGCTATTCTATCAGCCCATCGCCCAGTCGCCGTATTGGATAGTTGCGGGTGAAAACAAAGGTCAGTCGCAAGACTTGACGAGCCGTTACTACTGGGTCTATACCTTCCAGCATTGGGTTAATCTGTGGAACTTGACGATGTTTGACCCCGCACAAGTATCGGCGGCGGCTGGAGCGAACTCAACTTGTGCCTACCAAGACACTTACAACGCACTGGCGGCAGCCTTTGCGGCAACGGCTGGTCTGGCTGGTTACACTTTCCCTTACGCCACCTTCGGCGACTTTGTGAATGCCGTCCGCCCCCCAGTGATGATTTTTGACCCAGCGACCTTCAAGTTCAGCATTCAAGCGGATAGCAACGGCTTTGGTGAGCGTGTGACGGCTTTCACGCCCGTTGCTGCTGCGTTGCCCATTGTTGGTCAGCCCACACCACCCATTGCTCGTCTCTTCTTCAACGCCAATATGTTCGGTCTCTACGGCAACTACGACAACACCTACTGGAACGATTTGGGCGTGACCACTCCTTCACCTTACCCGACATTCTTTGTCCCCGACGGCTATGTGAATGAAATCCTTTTCACCAACAAGTTCTACCGCAATGTTGTGGATTACCGCCTACCTCCCTATGCTGGAACACCCCCTCTTGGCTATGTCCCCACCGCCCTTCAGAGGGTCTATTGGTTGGCGGAGCAAGACTACTCTTCGGTGGATAGTTTGTGGTCTCCCGTCTCGTCCATCGTTTTCACCTCAACTCTTCTGCCCGTTCGGTCAGAGGCTACGGGTGCTCCAGTCATTCTCGGCACGGGCAACTTGGGTTTCAGTTCTGCTACTGTTCAGTCTGCTTTCCAACCTATTGTGACGGACATCTCGTTGGACACGAGCCAAACGGGCGGAGCGGCTGCTTACCGCCAGTTCATCTACTATGCTCCAGCCGCCGAATATCGTCTCTCCGACTTCTCCTCTTCCAAGCAAGACATTCGCAACATTGATATTCAAGTTTTCTGGAAGAACCGCTTGGACAACCAACTCTACCCCATTAATATGTTCAACCTTTCGTCAGTTTCCATCAAGGTGATGTTCAAGCACAAGAACGCCAAGCCACAATAAGACACCCAAGACACCCAACCCGACAAGTCCATCAGTTCTCAAACTTTTCCTCCACGAGGACAACTTTGAGGTTTGCCCATCTTGCCCATCTTATCCCGAAACTAACTCTCGCCAAAAAAAATGTGGGTATAGGGTATAATACCAGATGAGTGCCGACATTGAGAAACTCGCCGTTTTTGATAGCCGCATCGTCCAGTCTCGCCCGAAGTATGCCGTTGAGAAGGGTGCTCTCTCACTGACGAACGCCCCGTTCAACGCCATTGCGGCGACCCAGTCCCAGCACACCTACAACATCTATGTCCCGAGCGAGAATGTGTATGTAGATAGGGGTCTGGAATGGTCCTCTACTGTTTTTATGAACTTCACGGCGACGCAGTCCGCCTTCCCCCAGCCACTGGAGCCCCTTGTGACTTATGGTCGTGACTGGTCTCTCTGCTCCTTCCCGCTCAACTCGCTCTGCTCCACGCTAACGGCTACCATTAACGACACCACGAGCGTTATCAACTCGCAAGATGTGCTCAAGGAGGTTCTCCGTATGACGGACTTCAAGAAGAACCGCCTCCAGCGGACTTGCCCGACGATGCTGGACAAGTATCAGTCCTACAACGACGCCGCTGGTGCCGTCAATAACCCGATTGCTGGTTACGAGAACGC